GTGGGGCAGCGGGTCCTCCCTGCGGCATTCCCCTGCCGTTCTCCCGCCTGCTGCCCCCTTCTAAACGCGGCGCGACTGATACTCGCCTCGCGGGCCGGGTCCCCGTGTCTTGGGGGTCTTCGGTTGGCGTAGGTGCGGCCTGGACACAGGCACCCGAGGGTGATTGACGTCTTAAGCCCCAATGCAGCACCACACCCGGCCACTTCTTCCCGGAGATTAAATGTCCAAGAAAACCTTTCTCAAAGGTAGAGCCCTGGATGCCAGCGGCCGGACTATCTCCGTAAACCTGGAGCTAGATCCGCTCAAGATTGCTCTCGGCGACTCCGCCGCCCGCCTCCTCGCATTCCAGGCCGATGGCACCCCCGTCTACATCGAGCAAACTGCGGCCGATGATACTGCCGCCTCCTCCTCTGGCACCATCAACGACATCCTGGCCGGCAGCGGCATCACAGTGGACCAGCCAGATCTAGAGGCCGGCGATGTGACGATCGGGGTCAATGAGGCCCAGATCGACCACGACGCGCTTCTCAACTTCTTGGCTGCCGAACACGTTGATTGGGCCGCCGCAGCCGCAGGTACGATCCACACGGACAACTACATCGAGGGCGGCGCGGGTTCGGATACTACAGCCATCCACGACAACGTGGACGGCGAGATAAACGCCGTGGCGGCCAAGGATCCAGCCACAGGCGCGGACATTCTCCTCATCGAGGATTCGGCCGCCAGCTTCGCCAAGAAGAAGTTGACGATTGAGAATCTTGAGGATATCCTGACACTGGACAACTTGGCGGGCACACTGGCGATCTCCAAGGGCGGGACTGGGCAAACGGCGCAGACGGCGGCCTTCAATGCACTGGATCCGCTAACAACTAAGGGTGATGTGATCAGCCATGATGGTACCGATAGTGTGCGGGTGGCAATAGGTACAGACGGGTACGTATTGACGGCTAGCGCTGCGGCCACTCCAGGGTTAGCCTGGGCTTCTCCTGGCGCCGGGAACAATCGCTGGTCCACAGTGGTTAAGACTGTTGATCAGAGTCTAACTACAGATGACACATTAAATAATGATGCAGATTTGCTTTTTGCTACCGCAGCCAATACGAATTATATCGCGCGCATGCTTATCATCTTCGGCTCTGTCAGCGCAACCCCAGATTTTCAATTTGCTATCACGCACTCTGGGACCACTACTGCCCACATCATAGGTGCGTGGAAACTTGATACTGGTGCCACAGCTTTTACCAACGTGCAGGGCGATGAAACTCCTACTGGCAATGCGATCCTCATCGCAGCCGGCGAGATCAATATGCTTTGGATCTATTACTTTCTACGTACTGGTGTATCGGGCGGCACAGTCAACTTTCAATGGGCTCAGAATACTTCTGATGCGAATGCTACGATAGTCTATGCTGGCTCATATCTCGAATATCTATCAGAAGCTCCATAAAGGTAACACCCATGCGTCCCATCCGAGACAAGTGGGACGTATTGTATGGGATAGCGGGAGCAGTCGTCCTAACAGGTCTAATCCTGCACATTCTTGCTTTGACATTTATTTTGTACATCAAGATCTACTCCTTCCTACACGGACTATAACATGGTAACGCCTCGCAAAGGAAACTACCAAGGGCAGAAACTCCCGGACCATGTGGCCGAAGGAATCCGTCAGATGTACGCAATGGAGCCCAACAAGGCCCTCGTCGCGCGCACCTTCGGCGTCAACATGAGCACCGTCTACAAGGTCCTCGGCAAAGAGGACCCCGAGGTGATTCGCGAGAAGCGCCGCGAGGCCATGTCCAAGATCGCCAGCAAAATGACCGACAGGGTCCTGGAACTGGTGGACGATCTGGCGCCGCCAGAGGATGCCTCCTACATGCAGAAAGCGACGGCTACGGGCATCATAACGGACAAAATCGCGGTACTGGACAAGCGCCTTATGGAGCACGAGCAAAACGACAAGATCGAGGCTGGCGACATCAACGCCCTGCCAGAAAATCTCGAAGCTCTGGTGGGCCTTGTCAAGAACGACCTCAAGTCGCTTACGATGGTGCTTGGGGTCAGGTTCGGCGATTCCGGTCTAATGGAGAAGGTTAGAGAAGTCGAAGACACCCTGGGTGCGAAGCTCGTTGAAAGTCCGGAAATCCGGAATATCTCCGATCTAGATAATCCAGGTGGCCGCGATGACGTCTCCTAACAGAGTCGGCTTTCTGGCCCTTACTGCCGGCGACAGGGCGCGCACAATGCCTATCGAGGATGTGCGGCTGGATGATCGCCCCCTTACTGTCGGGTACTTCGTGCTCGACACCCTGCGCACATGGTACCAGACCGGCCTCAAGGCCGATGTGCCAATCAACATCGTAGTCGGATTCGCCGATCCCGCCGAAATGGACCATAAGAAATCCGTGATCCCTATGTTCATTCCTCCCGGATCTGTGGATGACCTAGCGGCCCTATATAAAATACTGGTGTGTGTCAGCCGTGGAGACAAAAGACTTATCGAAGGTGGATTATGAACGACTCAAAGACCTCTTCTATAAGGTCCGGTCGCTCAAAGACGCCGTTAATTCCAACCGTGTACGATTCTACAAGCCTATCGGACAGCAGCGGGATTTTCATGCCGCCGATACCGCCGAAATTCGAGTCGTCATGGGAGGAAACCGCTCAGGAAAGACAACTAGTGGAGCGGTGGAAGCGATCTCGCATGCACTTGGAGTTCGCTCGTGGCTGCCTTCTGATGACCCTCACCATCTGGTTCGCCTTTCTGATGGCGACCCTATTCCAGTACCTAACGTAGGAAGAATCATCTGTGAGAATTTCGAGGTTAACGTTGTCCAGACGATTCATCCCAAGATTACTGAGTGGGCGCCTGCTGGGGCTATTAAGAGTGTGCAGCGCAATCAGCGTGGTGTTCCAGTTAGGTATGACTTCGCAAATGGCTCCGTCATACACATCCTTAGCTACGACCAGGACGACCGGGCCTTTGAAGGCCCTAACGGTCATTGGGCGTGGTTTGACGAGCCCCCGCCGCAAAGGAAGTTCAACGGCATTAGGCGAGGTCTCATCGACTTCAACGGGACCTGCTGGCTGACGATGACACCCCTGGCCGAGCCCTGGATCAACCAGACGCTGGTGGACAAAGCTAATGATGCCAACGGCCGTATCTGCGTTTTCTACTACAGCATCTGGGATAACTGCATCGACAATGGTGGCACCCTCTCACGACGTGCCATCCAGTCCTTCCTGGACGACTTGCCTGAAGATGAGCGCCAAGCCCGCGAATTCGGGATTCCGCTCCATCTCGCCGGGCTTGTTTTTCCGGACTGGCGCCCATCGCCGCCATTTTACGTGCCAGCCTTCAAGATCCCGTCATACTGGCCAAGAGTGGTCGTAATCGACCCACATCCCAGGAAGCCTGTGGCGGTTCTGTGGGCGGCCATCTCTCCGGACAACATCATCTACATATACCGCTCAATATTCGACCGACGTCTTAGAACTGTAGATGATGTGTGCAACCGCATCTATACGCTGGAGGGATACGAATTTAATGGCCGCAGATGGATCCCAACAGAAAAAGCCGAGGATATTGCCCTCCGCATCATTGATACCTCTGCCAACGAGACCGAGCGCACATCTGGGGAGTCCGTGGCGGAGCAATTCGCGGAGCGCGGCTTATACTGCGTGGATGCCTACAAGCGAAACAAGGATGCCGGCATTAATTCCATCCGCGAAGCTCTTAGAATACGAACCGATTGGCATAAACCTGGATTGGTGGTTTTCAACACCTGTCCGGAGGTAAAGCAGAATTTTCTGAACTTTGTGTGGGAGCGATGGGGAAGTTCCAGAATGCAAGGAACAAAAGGCGAAAAACAAGAAGTAGTTAAATCGAATGATGATTTCCTAGACTGTATTCGTTATATTTATCAAATGAGACTTACATACTCTATGTTGAAGAGTAAAGCATTCCATAAAACTCATGCAGATAGAGATGATGATATAGGCGGCACTCCCCTTGAACTCAAGCCCTTGCGGCAGAAGAGTTGGACAACCACCAAGATCGCAGCCGGAAAGAAGAAGATCAAATGGCGGACATAATTCAAGTCACCCCTAGCGCCAGGGTGAAGCTCCAGAAGAACTCTGGGGCCACGCTCTATGACCAAATTTTCGCCCCCGCTGCCGATACCTACACCTCGCACGTCGGCGAGGCGATCACCATCGCCACCAACACGTCGCAGACGCTGAACAAGGGCAACATCGCAGCCTTCCGCAATCTGCTTATTCAGGCGGATGCAGCCTGCAAGGTCAAGTTGAACAGCCAGGCCACGGGCACGCCCTTGGTTGGCAGCAACTCGGTCTTTGCCGCCTTCTCTTGCTCCGCCGTCACGGTCATCGTCGTGAATGAGAGCACAACGGCTACCTGCACTATCCACTACGTCGGAACGAACTGAGGCTAGTATGGCAATCTTTGAGACGACAGAGCAATGGCGCAAGGAAGAGGGAATCAAGCTCTGCCAGCAAGTGCGCTCAGATCTCGCCAACCGCTCGGATTGGGAGTCGCAGAGACTGGAAGCCAGAGCCCTCTACTACGGAAACGTAACCCGCCCAGACATCCATTTTGAAGGCGCTACTGATATTCATCTTCCAGTTCTACACGAGAATCTAGAACGATTAGTTCCGAAAATGACGAATGCATTTTGGAACGTGTGGCCGCATGTCGTTGTCGATCGCGTGCCAGAAGACTTCGACCCAGAGGATACCCGGCTCCAGGAGCACTTCATCAACTGGGCCATCGACTATGATATCCCGCGCTTCTACTTGACCACACACGGCTGGTTCCGCAACATGCTGCTGGACGGCGTGTCCCAGGTCAAGACCGGCTGGGTCACTAAGTGGCGCCGCACGTGCGAGATTCACCGCGTCAAGACCCACATGCGTCGTGGTGACTCTATGTCCACCGGCGTCGTGGTGCAGCAAGAGATGCAAGAGAAGACAGGCGTCGATGTCCTGGACGAGCTTTTCGGCCCGCAGGGCTGGATGCCAGTGGAGGAAGCAGAAGATGGAATCCTTGTCACCCTCATCGAAGACAGACGAATCATTGAGAACGTCAGAGTTGTTTTCACAGACAAATCCCAGTTTATCGACGAAGTTGAATTACTCGTCCATAGACCTATCCTGGTTGAAGACAACCCTCATGTTGATGTCGTTGAGGCAGAAAATCTCGTTGTGCCACACCGTACTCGCGATCTTCAGTCTGCCCGGCGCATAACGCACATCCACTATATGTCGATAGATAAGATCAAGCATGAGGCACATCCTGCCAGATTTGATGCTTGGTCAGTTTCGCCGGAGGATCTTGTTCATCTGGAGGCCGTTGCTACTGGCACCGAGGATAAGAAGCCGGTAATCGAGAACGAGCGGATGGCACGGCACAAGGATGACGTCGAAGGAACGCGCGATTCTAAGTCCGCCACCGAGAGCGTGGAAATCGCCATGTACGAGGTCTACCGAACGATGGACCTTGACCAGGATGGCATGCCCGAGGAGTACGTTATCCAGGTGTCGCCGGACCTACAGAAGATCCTGCACATTACGTACTTGGACACCTTGCATCCGCACGGACGTCGCCCCTTCTCCAGCATCCATTACCAGGCTCCCACGGACAGGTACTATGTCCCCGGCCTGGCGTTCCACCTGGCCCCTATCAACATCCAGGCGAACATCACGATCAACCAGATCAACGATCGCATGACGCTGGTCAACAATCCTATTGGTTTCTATCGGCCCATGTCTTTGCCACAGGATCCGGATGCCGTCACGCATCTGCATCCCGGCGACATGATCCCATCGCCAGACCCATCCGGCATCGTATTCCCATCCTGGGGTGTTGATCCGCTGCGGGATATGGCGATCATGGATGTGGCTCTCAGCATGGCCGACCGTGTCGGCGTGTCGCCTCTAACGGGCGGATCCACCAACACCCCCAATGCACCGCGCACTGCGCGAGGCACGCTGGCGCTGATCAGCGAGGGCAACTTGAAGGTGGACATTATTGTCTCCCTGGCCCAGAAAGAAGGGTTCCAGGAACTTATGCAGCAGTTGTTCGGCCTGTACTCTGTGTTCATGCCGGACGAGAAATACTTCTGGGCTACGGGCGGGGACCGTAAGAAGCGCCCCGAACTGATGTCGCGCCGCCTCATGCGCGGGCGATTCCAG